GGCCTTGGCGAAAGACGTGCTCGGTGTCGACCTGATGCCGTGGCAGATAACGGCGTTGGAGGGGCAACTTGCCCATGATGATGCCGGTGCACTTTGCTACAAGCGCAGTCTGGTTTCGGTCGCCCGCCAGAACGGCAAAACCGTGGCCCTGAAGGCGCTGGCCTTGTGGATTTTGGTAAAGGAACCGATCCGCCGCGGCGAGCCGGTACTACTGATCACGACCGCCCACAACCTTGACCTGGCTGTCGAGCTCTTTGAGGCGCTCGCTCCGATCCTTGAAACCAAGTTCGGGGCCAAGCCCTACTGGAGCTACGGCCGCAACGAGTGCGTCATGCCCGATGGCTCCCGCTGGCTGGTTCAGGCCGCCACCCCGCGAGCCTTCCACGGCTTCTCCCCCGACTACATCATCGCCGACGAGCTGTGGAACATTTCGCCGGACGTGATCTTCAATGGCGCAATCCCATCCCAGCGAGCCCGCAGACAATCGTTGCTTTCCTGCTGGTCGACCGCTGGCACCGAAGACTCCCACGCCATGCTCAAGCTCCGAGAGGAGGGCCTGCGCACGATCGACACCAAGGCCGACAGCAAACTCTTCTTCGCCGAATGGTCAATCCCCTCGGGTGTCGACACAACCGACGAGGTGTACTGGCCAATGGCCAACCCCGCCATCGGCTACCTGCTCGACCTCGAGACGTTGCGCGACGAATCCGAGATGGCCGACAAAGCCGCCTTCCACCGAGCGTCCCTCAACCTGTGGATCTCGAGCGCTCAGTCGTGGCTGGCACCTGGCACGTTTGACCGGCTGATCGTCCCTGAGATCCCGCCTGGCGGTGTCCTCGCTGTGGACTCCAGTATTGACGAGAACACTTACACCGGTGTCAGGGCGAACGTCATGCCCGATGGCCGCATCGGCGTCACCGTCGCCTTCATCGCCGACACCCTGCCAGCGCTGTGGGCCGCGATTGACGAGCAGGCCGCCGCGGTGTCAGGGATCGCGTTGACTCCGAGCCTGGCTTCGATCGCACCGGCCGCCTACGAACGCAAAAAAGTAATCGTCGGCTACAACGAACTGCTGACCCACACCGCCACCGTCCGGCAATTCATTGTTGAGGGCCGCCTCGTGCACACCGGCGAACAAATGCTTTCCGAGCACGTCAACCGAGCGGTCGGAGTGCGCACCGCGGCAGGCTTTGTCCTATCGAGCCAGAAGTCGCCTGGCCTGATCACGTTGGCTCGTTGCATGATTTGGGCGGCGGCCCTGGTCGCTCGACCACAGCAGAAAACTCGGGCGGCAGTCGCGTTCAGCCGCTAGGGGTATCAGTCTCTATCTTTCTCCGAAACGCTTGCATCGTGCTACAGCTTGAGCGCACAATCCGAGCGTGGGATTATTCCGCAAGAAGATCGAAGCCCCAGCGATGGCGTCAGTTCCCCTTGGCGCAGCTGCAGGCGCATCGCAGATAGGGCAGTTCTACTCGTACAGCGTTGGGGCCAACGAAGAGGCTGCCCTATCTGTCCCCACCATTTCCCGCGCGGTCTCCCTGCTCACCACCGTGGTCGGCACCCTCGATCTGAAGTCCTACGTCCTTCAATGGTCGGGCGAAGAGTACGAAAAGATTTGGGTACAGGGCGAAACGTGGATGTCGCGTCCCGATCCGAAGGTGCCGCGCCAGTTCATCATGGGTAAAACTGCCCGCGACTTGATCATGTACGGCCGCGCACATTGGGCCGTGACCAGCCGCTACTCCACCGGCTTCCCCGCCACCTTTGAATGGCTTCCAGCGAACATGGTCTATTCGACGAAGATGCCCGCGTCGCCCGAATGGTTCGGTATGCCGACCGATCTGGAATTCAACGGCCTCCCGCTCGACGTCAGCAACGTAATCACGTTCCTGTCCCCCAACCAAGGCGTCGTTTATGCAGGCCGCCGCGCCGTACAAGTCGCTTTGCGCCTCGATCAGGCCGCCGAACGCTTCTCCGCAACCGAAATCGCCGCCGGATACCTCCAGCAAACCTCCAACTCGGAGCCGATGTCGTCGGAAGAGCTCGGCGAATTGGCCGCCGCCTGGGCAAATGCCCGCCGCGTCTCCGCCATCGGCGCACTCAACTCGGCCGTCGAATGGAAAGAGTTTTCCTCGGATCCGAGCAAACTGCAGCTCGTCGAGTCCCGCAAATACCAGGCGCTTGAGATGGCACGCCTGCTGGATATTCCTGGCTATCTCCTCGGCATCGACCAGTCCGGCATGACCTACCAGAACGCTCAGCAGTCGCGTCAAGACTTGATCTTGTTCGGCGCTCGCCCGATCCTTCACGCGATCGAAGAACGCCTGTCAATGAACGATGTTTTGCCAAACGGAAGGCATTGTCAGTTTGACGTCGAGGAATACCTAGAAGAATTCCTCGTTGAGTCGCCCGAAATCCAACGCGAAGCACCCGCTCCGGATCTTCCCCAAGACGAAATGGATCTTGAATGATCAAAATCACCGCACCCGTCGAGATCTTGGCCGCGGCCGAGGAGGACGAAGAGTACGCCCCGAAAATCTCGGGTGTTGCTGTCCCGTGGAACGTCACCGCGACCGTCTCGGGCGGCCAGCAAGTGCGTTTCCTGCCTGGCGCGTTCGACGTCAACCAAAAGGCCGCCAAACTCGTCGAGAACCATGACCTGACACAGCTTCGCGGCGTCGTCAACAAGTTGACGGACACCGCAGCCGGTCTTGAGTTTGAAGCAACGCTGGCCGACACGCGGGCCAGCCGCGACGCAGTCGCGCTCCTCAAGTCCGGCGCATACGACTCCGTGTCCGTTGGGGCCAACCCCACCAAGTTCAAGTTCGACAAGCAAGGCGTCATGGTCATTTCCAAAGCGGATCTGATCGAGCTGTCGCTAGTCGCCGTGCCCGCGTTTTCTGACGCGGTCATCACAGAAATCGCCGCCTCGGCCGACCCAGAGGACGACGAAAACCACCCACAAGACACACCCCAGGAGGATCAAGTGTCCGAAGCAATCCAGGCCGAGGCCCCCGAGGCACCGGCAACCCACCCCGTTTCCCCGCTCGTCTACGCGACGGCCCGTAAGGAAGTACCGATGCCGACCGCAGTCGAGTACCTCGCCGCGGCAATCGCAGGCGGCTCCGCATGGCACCAGATGCGCGACGCGATCAAGGCCGCAGCGCCTGACGTTGTCACGACCGACACGCCTGGCATCCTGCCGACCCCGATTCTCGGGCCCGTCTACAACAACTTCGTCGGTCGTCGCCCTGTCGTTGACGCAATCGGCGTCAAGGCCATGCCTGGCGGCGGCAAGGTGTTCATCCGTCCCGAAGTGACCACGCACACCTCGATGGCCGCACAGAGCTCGGAAAACGCCGCGCTCCAGTCCGGCACGTTCGTCGTGTTCAACAACCAGGTCACCAAGCAGGCCTACGGCGGCTACGTCACCATCTCGGAGCAGGATCTTGACTGGACAGACCCGAACGTGCTGTCGCTCATCCTCGATGACATGGGCCGCATCTACGCCAACACGACGGACAACGTCGCAGCCGACAACCTCGCTTCGGGTGCAACGACCACGTCGAACTTCACCGCGACCTCGGCCAGCGACCCCGCCTACTGGGCGTCGTGGATCGCAGCTTCGGCCGCGACGATCCTTTCGGCGTCGAACGGCAACCTGCCGACCCACCTCTTCCTCGCGCCTGGCATCTGGCAGGATCTGCTCGGCCTCAGCGATACCGCTGACCGCCCGCTGTTCCCGCAGATTGGCCCGATGAACGCGTTCGGACAGCTCACCCCTGGCTCGACCTCGGGCAACGCTTTCGGCCTTCAGGTCGTCGTTGACCGCAACTTCGCCAGCGGCACCCTGATCGTCGGCGACGCCTCCGGCTACGAAATCTTCGAGCAGCAGAAGGGCGCAATTTCGATCGACAATCCGTCGACGATCTCGCGCACGATCGCATGGCGCGGCTACTTCGCCACGCTCATGATCGACTCGTCGAAGTTCGTCAAGGCAACGTTCGTCTGATCAACCGCTAGCCACCGAGGAGTCTGCACATGGCATCATTCACCGTCACGCACACGCAACGTGTCGATGGCTATGCCGTGCTGCAGACCCTTGAGGCGACCGAAATCGGCATCGGCCAAAGCGTTACAGTCACCGGCACCACAGGGTTCAACGGCACATTCACCGTGCTCGACGTACCCACCAGGTACTTCACCGGCATCGACGACGAAGGCGATTTCACGTTCGACGACGAAATCATCATCCTCAACCAGCTGCTCGTTGCGAACGCTGGCACGGATCTGGCCCGCGACGCGATGGCCGGAACGCTCACTTGGACAGAAACGTGCACATGGATCGTCGCCGCAGACGTTTTATCGTGGCTCGGTATTTCCGTTGCTACCGCCAACGATACGACCTTCGTTGGGGTATGCACGGATGCCGCCAACGCTTGGGCCTACAAGGCGCGGAAAATGGGCGGCTACCAAGCCGAAAGCCTGTCGACCGCGCCAAGTAGCGCCGTCAAGCTCGGCACAACCATGTACGCCGCGGCCCTGTACCGCGAACGCGGAAGCGTCGACTCGTTTGCGTCGTTTCAAGACATGGGATCCCCAACGCCGGTCGGCTCAATGGGCCAGATCATGCGTCTGCTCGGCATCCGCCGTAGCCAGGTGGCCTGATGGCCGCGACAGGCATTTTCGCTGAATCCCGCACCGCGATCGTCAACGCGCTCACCGCGCTCGGCATCGCAACCGTCACCGATCCACGCAACGCTCGACCAATGACCGTCATGGTCAACCCGCCAACGTTTGACTCGTTCACATACAACGTGGGCGACATTCGTTTTGAGCTGCTGATCCTCGCCGCGCCACCAGGCAACCAAGACGCCGAGGACTACCTAATAACGACCGCCGACACAATCATGGCCTCCACGACCCTCGCCGTAACCAACGGCAGGCCGATCGCTGTGACAGTCGGCGACCAACAAATACCCGCATATTCTTTGACAGTCGCAATCGCGGCAAGGAGAAACTAGAAATGGCAACCACCACATTCCTCGGAAACGCCACCGTCAACCTGACAGTCGGCATGAGCACTTACGACCTCAGCGACCAATGCACCGCCTGCACCATCACGGCCGCATATGACGCCCTCGAGGTCACCGCGTTCGGCGACACCGCCCACAAGTTTACGAAGGGCCTCCAAAACGTCGAAGTGACACTCACGTTGTTCAACAGCTACGGCTCCAACGAGGTCGAGGCGGCCCTTTACGACGCCGTAAACGTCGGCACCGCCACCCTCGTGATCTCGCCCTCGGGAACGACCGAATCGGCCACCAATCCCGAGTACACGATTACCGGCTGCATGTTGGCCAGCTTCACGCCCGTCAACTCGACCGTTGGCGAGCTGTCAACCCAGGACGTCACCTTCACCGGCGGCACCTGGGCCCGCGACATCACCGCTCCGTAACACAACCCGCCTCCAACCGTGCAAGGAGAAACACCATGAAACTGACCCTCAACGTGACCACCACCGACAACAACTACGAAGTGACCACAATCTTCGCCAACATTGTCGAATGGGAACGCAAAATGAAACGCCAAGCATCAGACCTAGCCCGAGGCATCGGCTACGACGACCTGGCATTTCTCGCGTGGGCGGCCTCAAAATCCGCAGGTGTCACAGTCCCGCTCGTGTACGACGACTTCGTGAAAAAAATCGTTGCCCTCGACGTGGTCGACAATGAGCCGCAAAACCCTACCCCGCCGGAAGCTGGAGTCACGGCCTAGCACAACTGCTAGCTGCGACAGGCTTCTGGCCCAACGAAATCCCATTTGAACCACGCGACCTAGCGACGGTAATCAAAATAATCAACGATCAACGGAAGGAGGCCAACAATGCCCGCGCATTTCGCCGGTGAAATCCGAGGCGCAAAAGACGCCATCCGAAGCCTCCGCCAGATCGACCCAGAACTCCGCAAACAGTTCACCAAAGACGCCAAACTCGTCGCCGCACCGATCATCACCGACGCCAAAAACTCCTACACGGAAACCTTGCTGTCTGGCATGGCTCGCAACTGGGCCCAAAACGGCACACCGAAATTCCCTTACAACTCCGCCGCCGCTCGTCGAGGGCTTCGGTTCAAAGTTGACACCAGCCGCAAAGCAGGCAGCGCCGTCAAAATTCAACAAAAAGATCCTGCGGCCGCAATCATCGAAGTCGCCGGTAAGAAACGCCCCAATCGTCTCGGCACCGCGCTCAACCGTTTCGGCCAGCCATCGCGTTTCTTGTGGCCCGCGGCCGAACGCAACCAGGACAAAGTGCAGCGCGAAATGGAAGCGCTCATTGGTGACGTTATGGACAGAGTCGAAAGAGAGCTCAACTAATGGCCATAACAGTCCCCATCGTCACAGACTTCCAACCCAAGGGCGTACAGGACGCCGAGAAAGCGTTGGAGGGTTTGCGTGACCGCGCTGGCATAGCCTTCAAAGCAATCGCCAAGGGCGCAGCTGTCGCCGCTGGTGCACTCGCCGCAGGCTTAGGGGCGAGCGTCAAAGCGGCAGCTGAGGACGCACAAGAGCAGGCCAAACTGCGCAAATCGCTCAAAAACACGACTGGCGCTACCGACGCCAACGTCGACGCGATCGAAGATCAGATCGCAGCCATGTCGCTCGCTACCGGCATCGCCGACACGGAGCTCCGCAAGGCGATGGAAGTGCTCGCGCGAGCCACCGGCGACTCCGACGAAGCCATGTCACAGCTCAGCCTTGTCATGGACATCGCCGCAGGCACCGGCAACGACCTAGAAACCGTCGCCAAAGGCCTTGGCAAGGCATACAACGGCCAATTCAGCGCCCTCAAAAAGCTCGGCGTCCCGCTCGACGACACCATCACCAAAGAAAAAGATTTCGTCGCGGCCACGCAAGCACTCAACGACGCCTTCGGCGGCACTCAAGCCGCCCTGGCTGACACGGCCGTGGGCCGCGTCGACCGGCTCAAGGTCGCATTTAGCGAAGCATCCGAAACCCTTGGCGGCGCACTCCTGCCAATTTTTGAAAAGGTCGTCGGGTTCGCAACCAAGTCCCTGATCCCAGCGTTTCAAAAAGTGTCGGACGTTTTTGACAAGGAAGGCCTTGGCGGCGTCCTGCGCCTCATAGGCGAAAACATCAAAGACGCGGCCCCGAAAGTGCTGGACGCCATTGGCGACGTGCTCCGCAAACTCGGCGCATGGATCGTCGACACCGGCCTGCCACTACTGCGCGACAAACTCGTCCAGCTCAAAGACGCCGTCAGCAATTGGATCGAAGAATCAGGCCCCGACGCCCTCAAAAACCTCGGCAAATTCCTCGGCGACCTCACCGAATGGATCCTGACCAAAGGCGTCCCGAAGCTCATCGAAGCCACCGCCAAACTGTCCGTTGCCTTGCTGAAATGGCTCGTCGACATCGGCCCAGATCTGCTCAAAGGCCTCGCATTGTTCGCGGCCGAATTCACCAAGGGCATCATTGACACAATGATCGAAGCCTTCAAAGGTCTAGCAAATAAGGGCCTTGAAGTGGGCAAAGCGTTTGCCAACGCCATCATCGGATTCATCAACAAAAACGCCATCGGCAAACTAAACGACCTGCTTGAGTTCCGTGTCGGCCCCATCAAGATCAACCCGCCAGACATCCCGAACATCCCCGAACTAGCCAACGGCGGCATCGTCACCGGCCCAACACTTGCCCTCATAGGCGAGGCTGGCCCCGAGGCCGTGGTGCCGCTTGACCGTATGGGCCAAATGGGCGGCAACGTCACCATCAACGTCAACGGCGGCGACCCGAACGCAGTCGTGGCGGCCCTGCGCACCTACATGCGCCAGAACGGCTCCGTGCCGATCCGCGTCGGAAACGCGTACTAATGGGCGCACCAGGCGTTTACGGCGTCTACTACGACGCGGCCTTTCCGACAGGCCCGTTCGTGCAGCTGTCAAACGTGCAGCAAATCAACGTGCGCGTCGGTCGAGCATCGCAACTTGACGCCTACGGCGCATCCAGCGCCACCATCATCGCCCGCTACCCGTCCGGCTACGCCTCCCCGATCACCGCGCTAGTGCCAGGCACCGCAATCATGATCACAAGCCCAAACCTGACGACATACCCATATGCGCTGTATTTGGGCCGCATCCAAAACGTCACCGTGCAATACGGAATCCCATATGTCGGCAGCGTGGGAAATGCCGACTATGTCGAAATTGCCGTTGAAGGCGGGTTTGCGCAAATCGCCCGCATGTCAGGCCAGGGCTACTCAATGGCCGCGGGAACACTTGACGCCCAAGTGACGACGATGAACCTGCAAACGGGATCAACTGCAGGCACGTGGGGTACCGGCCCACAAATGGCGGCCACCACGATTTCGGGCACTTGGGGCGACTGGCTAAATAGCGCCCTCATCTCGATCAACGGCCGCATGGCTGACTTCACCGGCATCGGCGGCATTTCGGTGCGGCCCTACTATTCGCTCGGCACCTGCACCGTCAACTTTTCAGACACGGCCAACAACGCAACAAACCAGGTGTATGACAACGTGCGTTTCGACGCCTTAGCCGACAACTACTACACGCAGGTCACCGTAGATCCCGAGTCCTACAGCGCCCAGACAGCCACCAAGGCCGGAGCCGTAGCGCCCTACCGAACGCTCACAATGAACACGCTGAACGCCTCAACGTCGCAGGCGCTCGATTACGCCAACTTTCTGCTCAGCCAATACCAAACGCAGGAGTTCGCTATTTCGCAGGTGTCGTGCAGCGCCGAGGCCCAAAACTCGTTCCAGCTTGACAAACTTGGGCTTAGCGGGATGCAAGAGTGCATTGGGGCCAAGGTGAACGTCACGTTTCGAGGCACGACCTACACATGCCTCATCGAGGGCGTCAGCGTCTCGGCAACACCCGAAGGTGCCCGCTACACGTTCGACCTTTCGGGCGCGGATCTCAACAACTATCTCGTCCTGAACGACGCCGTTTTTGGCAAACTAGACAACAACAAACTGGGGTACTAATGGCAACACCAACAAACCTGCCTGCAACATTCGTCACCGGGG